AAGAAGACTGACGACAAGAAAAAAGACAACGAACCAGAGAAGAAATACACTGATGCAGAAGTAGATGCTTTATTGAATGCGAAATTTGCTAAGTTTCAAGCGGACTTCGATGCCAAACAAAAAGAGGCTGAAAAACTAGCAAAAATGAACGCTGAAGAAAAAGCGGAACATAATCGCAAACAATTGGAAAAGAAACTTGCCGAGTATGAGGCGAAGGAAAATCTTAATGCTATGGGCAAAGAAGCTTCAAAAATGCTCGTAGAGTTAGAACTACAACCAACAGAGGAAGTATTGGTGTTAGTTGTTAAGGAAGATGCTGAGGGAACCCGAGCAAGTGTGAAAGCATTCGCTGATGCAGTGCAAAAAGCAGCAGAGCAAATTGCGCATCAAAACAGTATTGGGGTGACACCGAAAGTTACTACGAATACTAGCACAACAATTACGAGAGAAGCGTTTAACAAAATGACATACGCAGAGCAAGCAGAACTGGCTGCTAAAAATCCAGAAGAATTTAGAAAAATAACAGGAGGTCATTAAAATGGCAGGAACATTTTTACAAGATTTAGTAAACCCAGAGGTGTTAGCACCTATAATTGGTTACAATTTGGATAAAGCATTACGCTTTACACCACTGGCAAAAGTGGATAATACGTTACAAGGAAGACCAGGGGATACGTTAACGTTTCCAGCATTCACTTATATTGGTGATGCAACAGATGTGGCGGAAGGTGCGGCAATTCCGTTGGATAAAATCGGAACAACTAAAAAGAATGTAGCAGTAAAAAAGGCAGCAAAAGGTACTGAAATTACCGATGAGGCAGTATTATCAGGATACGGCGATCCAGTAGGGGAATCTAATAGACAGTTAGCGTTATCTATTGCGAATAAAGTAGATGCTGATTTACTTACGGCTGCAAAAGCAACAACTCAAACAATTAGCGTAACTGCTGATGTTGATGGAGTGCAAGATGTATTGGATATGTTTGGCGATGAAGATAACGCAACTTATGTTTATATCCTTAATCCTAAGGACGCAGCTCGAATTCGCAAAGATGCTAATGAGAAAAAAATAGGCTCCGAAGTAGGTGCGAACGCATTGATTTCTGGGACCTATGCTGATGTTTTAGGTGCACAAATTGTTCGCTCAAACAAATTGAGTGAAGGGGAAGCACTGATGTTCAAAATCGTTACTGATAGCCCTGCACTAATGCTTGTGCAAAAAAGAGATGTACAAGTTGAAGCGGATAGAGATATCGTTAAAAAACAAACGATTATTACAACTGATAAACATTATGCAGCTTATTTATACGACCCTACGAAAGTTATTAAAGTAACAGTTACGCCTACACCTTAATAGATTGGAGTTTTGAAAATGAAAATAGTAGTAAAAAAAGCAGTGAACATTGATATCGATGGGAGTGGCGGAAAAATCGTTGAACCATCGAAAAGCATTATTGAAATTGATGATAACTTTGCAAAAGAAGAGAACTTGGTATTACGATATGAAAAATTCCCAAAACACATCGAAATTGTAGAATACCCAACAGATTACAATGGATTAACAGAAAAGCAATTAAAGGATTTGTGCAAAGAAAAAGGCATTGAGTTTCCAACAACAGCGAAAAAAGAAGATTTGATTGCTTTGTTGGGAAGTGAATAATCATGCTAGCTGAAGTGAAAACATTGCTTGGCGTTGAAGGGGCTGAGCAAGACACTCAATTAAAAGCAATAATAGATATTGTTGAAAAACGTTTATTATCGCTTTGTGGTGTTGATACTGTTCCGGGCGAACTAAATTACATTGTGACGGAAGTGGCTGTTATACGATACAACAGGATTGGAAATGAAGGTATGAAAAGCTATTCACAAGAGGGCGAAAGCATATCATACAGCAATAACGATTTTGAAGCGTTCATGGCAGAAATCGAGGAATGGAAAAAACAACAGGAAAACTCAAAGCTGGGCAAGGTGAGATTTTTATGAGGTATGACCAGGTAATAAGATTTGTAAAAAAAATAGACGGTGGTGTTTATGATCCGGCAATCGGAAAAGAAACACCACTTTCTTTTGTCAAAGAAACGAAAATGGCAAACGTCACCAGTCTTGGAACAAATAGAGAAAAGGCTTTATTTGGCGAGGTTACGCAAACACACTGCGTAATTAGGTTATTACAGCCATACATAGCCGATTTTGATCATATTGAGTTACAAGACGGCACAACTTTAAAAGTTGCTACAAAGCAAAATTTAAGGCAGAAACAAACATTTATTTGTGAGGAAGTGGTTATTGATGGCAACTAAAACAATATCAATAACAGGTGTTGACGGATTGCTGAAAAAACTTAAGACAGTACAGCAATTAGAAGCAGTAAAAAAAGTAGTAAAAAAAAATACTGCTGAAATGCAAGAAAAGGCTGTTAGAAACACAACAACTGCATACACCAAAGGTTATGCAACCGGAACAACTAAACGAGGGATTAAACCAAAGATTATTGACGAGGGCGACGGCGCCAGCGGAATGGTTGGCATGAGCATGGAATATAACCCGTATTTGGAAGAGGGAACTCGATTTATGGCAGCTGCTCCAGTGTTGAAACCAGCACATCAAGAACAGTCTATAAAATTTAAAAAGGATTTGGAGGACATTGTAAAATGATTAAATTACCATCACAACAAATTTATGACGCTTGCTTTAAGACATGTGCAGAGCTTGGCTATGATGTGTATGATTATTTGCCCGATGATGCAACTAAATATCCTTTTGTTTTTATGGCAGAAACTAATCAAGTGGACGACCCAACCAAAACACAAATAAATGGATACGTCTATCAAACAATTCATGTCTATGGATTAAAAAATAGCCGTGTTGAAGTAACGAACATGGCTAATGCTATATTAGCAGCATTTAGAAAGTTAAAGGCAGTGGAAACAATGCATATAGCTTTAGAGAACAATTATACGAATATAAGAACGATACTTGATACATCTACCAAAACTCAACTTTGGCATAGTGTAATCGATGTGCGTTTTAGATTTTTTTAGGAGGAATGAAAATGAATACAGCAGTACAAGGTGTTGACAAAATTTTGATGTTTAGAATGCTAAAGGATGCCGCATCCCAAAAAGCAGCTAAATTGGCATTGCAAACTAAACACACATTGAAATATGATCGCAAGACAAATACAACACAAACAAAAGATGGTGCGCTTAATTCTACAGATGGACTTGAAACAAAATTAACAATCGAAGCAGTAGCAACACGCGATGAATTAAATTTAATGCTTGAAAAAAGTGTAATCGATGGTGAAGTTGTAGAGATTTGGGAAATTGATTATGGCGCTGGACCAGTTGCAAGTGGCCCAAATGCAGGTAAATACCAGGCGTTATACATGCAAGGGCTCTTGGGCAGTTGGGAGGCTCCAAGTAATGTTGGAGAATTTACAACAATTTCTACTGAAGCAGTAATTAATGGGAAGCCGCAAGAAGGTTTTGCTACAGTAACAGAAGAACAACAAGAGGAAATTCAATACGCTTTTAAAGACGTGGCGGTTGAAATACCAACACCTTAATAGAGCGAAATGGTAGAGGGGAATTTTAACGCCCTCTATTTTTTTTATAATTTTAGGAGGATATAAATATGCAAATTGAAATCGGTAGTAAAAAATATGCTTTAGTTTTTGGGACGGGATTCATTAGAAAAATGGACAAAATGCACACCATAAATGCAAATGGTGCGAGTTTTGGCGCTGGAATATCTAGCGCAGCAGTTTACTTACAACAAAAAAACCCAACAATTATTGTAGATATTATTAATGCCTCGCTCGGACCAAAAGCGCCAAATGAGGCAGAAATTGACACATGGATTATCGAACAAGGTGTTGAGAAAGTATGTGGTGATTTTTTGGAGCAATTACAGAAGCAACCACTTACGAAAGCGATCGCAAAACAGATAACAAAAGCGATGAAAGCAGTTTAGGTAATAAAACCTCCGAAGAAACATATAACGAAATTATAGTTAATTCTTTCAGGTATTTTGGCATAAGCAGCATGATGGAAATTGAACAAATGACACTTGCTGAATATTTGTTGCGGATGAAAGCATTTGAATTGAAACGCTTAGATGCTCTTTTTTTGATACATCAACAGGCTTGGGCGAATGCGCAAGCACAAGCAACGGATAAGGACAGTAAACCTATTTATAAGGAATTTATAGATTTCTTTGATTATGAGCAAAGAGAAAAAGAAATTTTAGGAACAAAAGAAAAGTTGGATGCCAAGACTACCAATGAACTAACTAGAATTGCTAAAAACGTTATTGAATATCGAAAACAGAAAGGAGGATAATAGTATGGCTGAACAATATTCGGTTGAGGCTTATCTGAAGGCAACGGACAGTGGCTTTATATCTATGTTTAAACAAGCGGAGAAAGCAGTTGAAACATTTGAGAAAAATTCCAGCAATGCGATGTTGAATGTAGGCAAAGGTATGGAGTCCGTGGGCGGTTTTATGACCAAATATGTAACTGCACCACTTGTCGGATTAACTGGGGTTGCGGTAAAAGTTGGTGGAGATTTTGAAGAGCAAATGAGTCGGGTACAAGCGATATCAGGGGCTACTGGTGGTGCTTTTGACGCATTAAAAGACCAAGCAATAGATTTGGGCGCTAAAACAGCTTTTAGTGCGAGAGAATCGGCGGAAGGCATGGAAAATCTGGCGAGTGCGGGGTTTGGAGCGCAAGAGATTATGGCCGCAATGCCAGGTCTTTTAGATTTAGCGGCCGTATCTGGTGGAGATGTGGCATTAGCGTCTGAAAGCGCAGCTAGTGCTTTACGTGGATTTGGTTTAGAAGCAAGCCAAGCTGGCCATGTTGCAGATGTATTCGCAAGAGCGGCAGCAGATACAAATGCCGAAGTGACTGACATGGGCGAAGCGATGAAATATATTGCACCAGTTGCTAACGCTATGGGACTATCTTTAGAAGAAACGGCAGCAGCGATTGGAATAATGAGTGATGCTGGTATTAAAGGTAGTCAAGCGGGTACAACGTTACGTGGTGCATTATCACGTATTGCTAAACCTACAAAAGCAATGCAAGGGGCGATGGATGAACTTGGCATTGCCTTCTATGATGCGGAAGGGAACATGAAACCTTTAAGCTCCCAACTTGGTATGCTACAAGAGGCAATGGCTGGAATGACAGATGAGCAGAAACAGAATTACTTGGTTACGCTTTATGGCCAAGAAGCATTGAGCGGAATGATGACTTTGTTAGAAGCAGGTCCTAGCAATTTAGATGCATTAACCGATAGCTTGATTAATTCTGATGGCGCGGCCAATGAGATGGCCCGAACTATGCAAGATAATATGAACTCTAGCATTGAGCAAATGTTTGGTGCTTTTGAGTCTGTTGCTATTGTTGTGCAGGAACGATTAGCCCCGGCGATTTCTAATGTTGCAAATTTTATTGGTGGATTGGCAGAAAAGTTTGTTAGCGCTAGTCCAGCAGTGCAAAATCTCGTTATGGGATTAACAGGATTTCTAATAGTATTAGGGCCTATCTTGCTAATCGTCGGAAAAACCTTAACGTTCATTGCTAATTTTAAAATGGCATTAGCGATTTTGACTCCAGCAGTTACAGGAGCGACAGGAGCAACATCGCTTCTTTCCGCTGCCATTGGTGCTATTTCGTGGCCTGTTGTTGCAATTGTTGCGGCAATTGCATTATTAGTGGGTGCTTTTATATATTTGTATAACACAAATGAAACAGTGAGAACTGCTATTAATAATGTGTGGAACGCGATAAAAAATATAATTCACAATGTCGTATCTGCAATATCGGGATTTGTAATGCAAATATGGGGTACGTTAACTGCTTGGTGGACTGAAAATCAAAAGCTAATTATGCAAATAGTTCAGACTGTTTGGAATGTCATTTCTGCAGTTATAATGGGTGTTCTAAATGTATTAGCGCCTTTTATAACTACAATTTGGCAAAATATTAGAATTGCCGTGACTACAGTATGGGAAGCAATAAAAATAGTTGTGACTACAGTTATTAATGCAATTCTTGGAATAATACAAGCAATCATGCAAATAATAACCGGTGATTGGCAAGGAGCGTGGGAAACCATAAGAGGTGTAGGTGAAACTATTCTAAGTGGGATAACAGCATACATATCAACTGTTTTTGGTGGAATCGCTTCGATAATCGGTAACACATTACAAAGTGCATACAATATCATAATTGGCTGGTTTGGTAATTTTAAAAATGCTGGTGCGAATATAGTAAACATGATCGCCTCTGGAATAAGAGGAGCTATCGGCGTGGTAACCAATGCGATAACCAATGTAGTGCAAACAGTTCGTAACTTTTTACCTTTTTCTCCTGCAAAAACTGGCCCACTTAAAGATTTGCACAGGTTAAATTTTGGCGGGACGATTGCAGAGGGAATTTACAATGGTGAAGCACAAGTCGAGCGAGCTATGGAAAGCATACTTAATGTACCTAACTTTAACCCTGCTCTACAAAATGCCTTCTCAAGTGCAACGAGTAGTATTTCTTCAGATGTTAAAGCACAAGTTAATTTAGCCACAGTTGAAAAACAACCAATGAGCTTGCATATTGGGTTAGGCGACAAAAGTTATGTAGCGTTTGTCGAAGATATAACCGAAGCACAAAATAAAGAAATTCGATTAGAAGAATATTATGCGAGGTGATAAAAATGTATGGATTTAGAGATACCGGAGCAACATCTGTAACAGCAAGAGTATTACCTACAGAGGCAATGGAGTTCGACGGACAATATCTAGAAAATGAAATTGTTGGGTATACAACAATCGCCGTATCTGGTCGCGAATTAGTTGGTCGGAAAATTGTTTCGCAAGATATTGATGGTCGCGATGGTCAAATGTATTTAGCATCCAATTTGCAATTCCGTGAAATAACGATAACTTATAAGTTATCTGCAAGTACAGCAGTTGATTTCAGGGACAAGTATAGTAAATTAAACGCAATGTTGCAAAAAGAGCAGGTAAAGATAAGATTTGCTGACGAGTTAAATTACTATTTTATCGGAACATTACAAAGTACCAGAGCAGTACCACAGGGAATTAACGAAGTCATATCCAGTTTCACTATATTTTGCAACGATCCATACAAGCGCCAAAACCCAAGAACATTAACAGGGATAGGAAACGTAACGATTAATACCCCGATTACATTTCCTGTTTTTGCTACAGAAATATCAATGACTTTGGCAGCAGCAACTTCGCAAGTGGTTTTGCGAAATATTACACAAAATAAAACAATAACCTTTGAGAATAGCTTCGTTGCTGGTAATGCTTTAGCTATTATTTTTGGCGAAACAGTTGATATAAAGGTTAATGGGATGAGCAGACCTGCGATAATGCACTGGGAAAGTGATTACGAAACTTTCTTGTTGCACACTAATGATGTAATAAGAGTTACACCAAGTACGACAGAAATGACAATAAGGGTAGGTGATAAGATGTTATGATGTATATTATAAATAAAGCATTTGAAGTTGTAAAAATAATTCCAAAAAAAGACATGAAAGAGTGTTGGCAGAATGATGGTATTAACGAATTGGATACGATATCCGGAGTTATTAAAGATACCAAAGCAAACTTAGATTTATTAGAGGGTGCTTTTTATTTTGCTGTTCAGCACGTAACTGAAAAAAACGTTTTCCATTTGTATAAAAAAATATCAGTGAAAAGTAGTAACGGTGGCATTAGCTTTTATGGGTTACAGGCTATTTTTGATATTCTGAAGGCAAAAGGGTACGTGAAGGATTACAGGCCAAACAATGTAAACATTTCAACTGTGCTGAATAGGATTTTTGAAGGTACAGGAATCGAACTTGGTTTTATTGATTCTCGATTACCTAGAATTACCACAACTTTCTATTATATGGATAAGTTGGAAGCCTTAAACAAAATTATTGATTTAACAGGCTGTGAAATAGATTTTAAAATCTCAATAACTGGAAACAAAATAACAATGTTATATGTTGATGTTTATTACCAGATGGGCAAAAATACCGGAGCGCGCTTTGCTTATGGAAATAATGCTTTAAGTATAGAAAGTGAGCATGATGAAGCAGAACTTGCCACTGCTCTAGTGGGGCGTGGAAAAGGAGAAGAAGTTGGTGATGGTTATGGTCGGCGAATAACTTTTGAAAAAATCGAATGGAAAAAATCAAATGGAGATCCTGTTGATAAACCATTGGGTCAAGAATATGTTGAGATACCAGATGCAACGGCAATATATGGTTTTTCTGATGGAACTCCAAGAATGCGAATAGAAATTTTTGAGGATATAGAAGATAAAGAAATTTTGTTGCAAAAAACATACGAAAAGTTATTGCAAGTTTGCCGACCAAAAGTACAATTTAAGACTACTGTTGCGAAAGTTGGAAATCTTAACAAAGGCGATACTGTGACGATAATTAGCAAGCATGGGTATAAATATCAAACGCGGGTTTTTAAAGTTAGAAGAAATCGCTTAAATAATAACTTAACTGAAATAAAGTTAGGTGATTATATTGTATTATCAACTGCCAAGAAAAATGCAGAGTTTAAACAGCAAATTAATAATCAAATCACTGATATCGTAAAAGAAGAAGTACAAACATCTATGATCGCGGCTGATGGTACAAAAATAACTTGGGGTGCTGTTGAACCAACAACTAAAAAGGTTGGTGATATTTGGTATGAGCAATTACCTAATGGCAAAGTCGAGATGAAACAGTGGAATGGAAGTTATTGGGAAGTATTAATCCCTGATGCTCTTGGAGAAGAAATACAAGAGAAAATAACACAAATGGATGCTGATGTTGAACAAGCACGAACAGCAGCTGATAATGCCGTATTGCAAGCTAATCAAATGGTCGGGAAAATAACAGTTTTAGAAACCAATTTAACTAACACAACAAACCTTGCTGGCAACGCATTCGTAAAAGCGCAAGAAACCGAAGGTAAAGCGATTACACTAGAAACCAATCTAAATGCTTTGGATGGCAGATTGACAATCGCTAGCAGTAATATAACTGGGAATGCCGGGCGTATTAATGCACTACAACTAGATTACAATGGATTATCTAACACTGTTGCAAATGTGCAAACAGATTTTAATAATCTTTCTGTTGGTGCAAGAAATTTACTCCCAAAATCTAAAGCAGATAGCCTCGATGGCTTTGCGCGTTGGAACTCTAATTCCGAGCTAACGATTGTGAATGGTGCAATAAGAGTGAAAAATCTAGGGACTAGCAATGTAATTGGCGTTACAACAGCAACTTTTAATGTAGACAGCACAAAACAATACACACTAAGTCTAAATGCAGGAAGCTACTATAACACTAGCACACTAGATTACTGCTATCTTATTTTTTCAGACGGTCAGGGCAATCAACGATTACTCAATGCTTCGTTCAACGGCTCTACAACAGATTTACACCGTGTAAGTATTAAGTTTAAGCCAAATCGGACTGGGGAAATAAGGATATTGATTGGTAGACGTATACCTGACAACGCAACAGCAAATTTCGGATTTAGGATAAACGAAGTTAAAGTGGAAGAGGGAACATTGCAAACAGCTTGGAGTCCCGCTCCAGAAGATTTAACAACAATAACCGAATTCAGTAACTTGAGCCAGACAGTTAGTGCTGTCCAAACAACTGTTGCTACAAAAGCAAATCAAAGCCAGGTAACACAACTTGCTAATCAGATTACTAGCGTTATTAGTGGCCAAAAACTAAACTTATTAAAAAACAGTGATTTTCGAGAGGACCGCAATAGTTGGGCGTTTAGCACAGTTCTGGCGCCTTTATTTGTTGGACTAGGCACGAACTGGCCAACATTATCCGCAGATGCGAAAAAATTTATCCAAGTACGCGCTGCAGATTTTGTTGCAGCTAGCCAAAGTTTTTCGCAGACGATTCCTAATCCAGAAAAATATAAAGGAAAAATTTTGAGAGCAAGTTGGCACCATTTTTCGCCCAGTGGCTATATAGATAGGTCTGTACGTGTATTCTTTAGATATAGATTAAATGGTACTTACGTGCAAAAAACACATGACTGTTTAAAGACAAATGGTTTATGGAAACAAGAATCTTTAATGTTGGATTTATCTGATGTTAAAGTATCTGACACGATAGACAACTTAAGCTTGTTGGTGCAGTTTAACCCAACATTTACAGCGCATTATATTAGTATTACTTGTCTGTCGGTAACGGAAGATGGTAACTTGTATAATTGGGGGCATGAATATTGTCCAGGTACAGATTATAGCCAAATAACGCAGTTACAGGATAGTATTAATTTACGAGTTGCCAAAGATGATATTGTTAGCCAAATTAACTTATCTCCGGAAAGCATTCTGATAGACGGAAAGCGAACCCACATTACAGGAACAACCACAATTAATAATGGGGTTATTAAAACGGCCCATATTGCAGAGTTGGCGGTTGGAAACAGTAAGATAGCAAACCTTGCTGTAAACGCTGCAAAGATTATGGACTTAGCAATTACTAATGCGAAAATAGCGAATGCCACAATCATAGAGGCGAAAATAGCAAATGCTGCTATTACAGAGGCGAAGATAGCGAATGCAGCTATCACGACCGCGAAAATTAGAGATGCGGCCATAACCAATGCGAAGATAGCGAATTTAGATGCGAGTAAAATAACTACCGGAACCTTACGTGCGATAACCATAGATGGTGTAACGATAAATGGTGGAGTGTTTAATACGACATCTGGAAATGTGTATAAAATGAATATTTCAGCAGGAAATATCAGATTCAATCGAAATGATAATAATGCACAGGTAGGTGCTATTTATGGGGCACTTGATAGCAATTCGCGGGCTATTTTGGGAATAAGTATTGGCCAAGAATTAGGCTATAGTTTTTCAATTGCCAGTAAACATACGAATGGCGCAAGCTATGCACCTGTGATTGAAATTCCAAGTGATTCTACTGGGGGAAATAGAAAAATGAACATTTATGGTGAACTAAATTTACGTGGAAACACAAGAATAAGTGAATTAGGCCCCCTTAATACCCCTAATTATAGTTTAAGGTTAACTGGTGGAACTTGGGATGGGCATCAAGGTGTTTGGTTGGGTGATTTAAATATTGTCTCGGGAATTTTTTTCAGTTGGACAAAACCGGGAACAGCTATACGCACCATTAACGGCTGGAAATGGATGACTTAAATATTATAAGGAGAGAAAAAAATGTTAATAAAAATTAAAAATACCGAATTAAACGCGATAATTTTATTTTTAAATAAAGTGGCCGCAAAGGGTAAAGAAGCACGTGCAATTAGTAAGTTTAAAAAGCTACTGCTTGAAAAGAACGAGGAATTTTCTGGAGACGAAGTAGAGCTATTAAAAGAATACTGTGTTTTACAAGAAGATGGTAACTTACAAGTAGACGAAAATGGAAAAGTTACATTCCTAGAAGAAAAAGCAGAGTGTGGGCGACAGGCCCATGTAGAATTGCAGGAAGAAGAAGTGGCAATAAATCTAACAGCATATACGCTTTTTGATGTACTTATCACGGCATTAGAAAATACAGATTTGGAATTAAGTGGAACTGATGCAGATGTATACGATCTGTTGTTAGACAAATTAGAAGAGATTAAAGAGGAGGAAAAATAATGTTACAAATTAATCGAAGCACGACGTTAAATGGAAATATCACGGTTGGCGATAACGAGCTAATGCAACCTGTTGTTAATCTAAATGCTAATATCACAGAAAATGGCGCTAGCAACGTAAACATTAATATCTACGATCAGATTGCTTATGAGGCTAACAAAAAGACAATACGAAAAGAAATTGCAGAATTTCAAGCCGCAGTGTATGCACTAGAAGATGAACTAACGAAAAAATAGTGATAGTGGGAAAATTGACAGAGAGGATGTGTGAAAATGTGGTAATTCCAACAGAGGTAATGGTGGCGTTAATAACTTCTTTTGCAGCGATTGTTGCAGCCACTTATTCTGGCGCAAAAAGCCGTGCAAATATTAGTAAAGAAGAGTTTAAAGACTACCAAGAACGCAGAGATACAGAAATGCAAAATTTAGAAAAAAAGATAGATAATCTTAACGAGTTAACAAGTAGTGTCGTTAGGTTAACAGAGCAAAATGTAACGCTGTTTACTAATCAAAAAACTACAAATAAAAATGTAGAAAAACTCGAAAAGAAAATCGACAAACTAACAGATACTGTATTACAGTCTGTAAAAAACAAAGGAGAATAGATAATGATTAACTGGAAAGTAAGAATTAAAAACAAACAATTTTGGATTAGTGTAGTACCTGCTGGATTACTTGTAGTACAAGTGGTAACTGGGGTATTCGGATACACGGTAGATTTCGGCGACTTAGGTAATAAGTTGTTAGCTGTAGTAAATGCAGTGTTTGCATTATTAACAATTTTGGGTATTGTAACAGACCCAACGACAGCCGGAATTTCGGATAGCGAACGTGCATTACATTATACAGAACCAAAAAAAGACAGCGAATAATCGTTGTCCTTTAAAATCAAAATTAGGAGGAAATGAAATGCTAAAATTATCGGAAACATTAGTAAATATCGTAAAACAATGGGACCCAAGTAAAACAAAGACTATATGCTTAACAGCTAGCCATTATGTCACATCTGGGGCAATGTTGCAAACTATAGACAAGTATGGATTTGCGAACGAAGAAACGCTGTTTAGAGTAGTAGTGCGGGAGGCTGTGGATAAGTTAAATAAAGACGGCTGGACGAGAGTTGATCAGGCGGGAATAAACAAACATGAGCAAAATATGGGGTTCGCATGGTATAGCAAATATGACCTAGTAATATCTAATCATTTCGATAGTGCTGGTGGCCGAAAACTTACAATGTATAATCCACCAACAAAGGCAGTTGCTGAACAGATTAATAATATCCGTAATGGACTTACTAAGCCATTAGGAATTGCTGCAGCAAGTTTAGTTGTTGGATATTATCGTGGTGGCCCTGATATGCTTTACATGGTACAGGCTGGAAAGGCTGCTGTATTACTGGAGTGGTTTGCGGCCAACGATGGTTACGATGTTAATAAGTTGTTGGTGCAACATGATTATGTGCCTGGTGGAGTACAACCACCAAAACCAGCACCAGTAAACCCAACACCATCGTTGGAGTGGTTTGGGCATTGTAAGTCGGGCCAAAAGTGGGGCGATGAAACGATTATCGAAGCTTACAACGAAATCGGCGGCGAAAGTTGGTATGAGTTTAACAATGCGCCACACGCTTTATCTATTTATCCAGGAGTTTACGAAGCGATGCGTAATATTAATGCATTCGAACCGACTATAAAAAATGGTGACAGCGTTAAATACTATGGAGTAGTCAGAACTGATAAGCATAACTATATCGTTTACACAAGAGACAATGGATTGCAAGGCGTAATAATCATCAAGAATAAATCAACTGGCCGAAGTTATGGAAAAGTAAAATAAATATTAGAAAGAGCGAGTACTTAATTGTATTCGCTCTTTTTTTTGGAAATTTGAAACCTGTGAAATTTTATTGCTTCGAACGTTTTTACTATTAAAAAATGATATAATTAAATTATCTAATGGGAGTAAAATAAAAATGGAGGCGTCATAATGAAGAAAAAATTAAAGAAATATTTTTTTACAATTCTATCTTTGTTTTTTGTTATCGGATCTACTCAACATGATTTTTCTGCGGCATCATCTTATATGGGTATTTATAGTAAAGCTTTGAAAACTAATACCCAAGTATTTTCTCTTTATGATACAGCAACGTATTTTGTATTAAATCCTAAGTGGGATTGGGTAGGTAAATATGGCTATGGTTCTGGGTATCCAAACCCCTATCGTGGTCACAAAGGAATTGATATGGGGAATTATAGTGGTCAACCTGTATATGCTATAAATTCGGGTCATATCAGAAATGGAAGCACTAAAGATAATGGTGGTCTTGGAATATGGATTAGCATTCAAAATGGTTATACTTCTGTAGAGTATGGTCATTTGTCAAGGTGGGCGACAGGTTTGAAGAATGGTTCATATGTAGCAGAAGGTCAACTCATAGGATATTTAGGAAATACTGGCCAATCTACGGGACCGCACTTACATATCCAAATCTGGTCAAACAAATTCAATAATTGGATTGATCCATATCCTTATGTAACTGGAGAATGGAATATATCGGGATTGAAAGTTTAA